AATCTCATTAGTACGTCGTGCAATGCCACAAATGATTGCTTATGATATCTGTGGTGTTCAACCAATGACTCAACCTACTGGTTTGATTTTTGCTATGAAATCACGTTACACATCACAAAATGGTGCTGAAGCGTTGGTTAACGAAGCAAACACTCAATTCTCTGGTGCAACTACATTGTTTGACGGTACTGGTACTCCTGCTTCTGGTACACAATCAGCATTAACAGACATCTTTAACGCTACTACAGGTTATGGTATGACTACTGCTGATGGCGAAGCAACTACTTTCGCTGAAATGGCATTCTCAATCGAAAAAACATCTGTAACTGCTCAAACACGTGCGTTGAAAGCAGAATACACAGACGAATTAGCACAAGATCTTAAATCAGTTCATGGTTTAGATGCTGCTGCCGAATTGAGCAACATCTTAACCCAAGAAATTCTTGCTGAAATCAACCGTGAAGTTGTTCGTCGCGTTTATATCTCTGCAAAAGTTGGTGCTCAAACTGGTACTGCTGTTGCTGGTTCATTCGATCTTGATATCGATTCAAATGGTCGTTGGTCAGTTGAAAAATTCAAAGGTTTATTGTTCCAAATTGAACGTGAAGCAAATGCTGTTGGCCAATTAACACGTCGTGGTAAAGCTAACTTCATCATCACTTCTGCTGACGTAGCATCTGCACTTGCTATGGCTGGTGTACTTGATTATGCTCCTGCATTATCTACTTCATTGAATGTTGATGATACTTCAACAACTTTTGCTGGTATCTTAAACGGTCGTTATAAAGTTTATGTTGATCCATATGCAGCAAACAGTTCAGCTACACAATTCTTTGTTGCTGGTTATAAAGGTAGTTCAGCATTTGATGCTGGTATGTTCTACTGCCCATATGTACCATTGCAATTAGTTCGTGCAACTGATCCTAATACATTCCAACCAAAAATTGGCTTCAAAACACGTTATGGTATTGCTAGCAATCCATTTGCCGTAGCTGATTATACAGGTCCACAAGATCCAAATGGTTTGTATGCTAATGCAAACTCATATTATCGCAAGGTCGCGGTAGCAAATCTTATGTAGTTGATTTATAACAACTTTTGTTGTTGTAGAAAAGGGGCTTAACGGCCCCTTTCTTATGTCTGAAATTTAATTATAGAATTTCCAATTTCCGCAGTCGTGAATGATATCAATCTTATTGGCAAACATATTATCTTTTACTGATAAGTTTTCATCATATAATTCACCAAGTAACATCTTAACATTCTTCTTAGTATAACTCATTCTATGTTTAAGATTACCAGATTCAATTCCCCACCAATTTGGACCAACTTTATGCTTGAAATTAAAGAATTTAGAATATGCTGAATCTACTCCTGATATTCTTCTATCTGCAAAAGAAACTAAATTGTCATTTGGTATTTTTGATATTAATTTTCCCAATGCTCCAACTACTTGGTAATCTAGTAGTGAAGCAAATCTATAAATTTCATTCTCATTATTTGAGAATCTGGATTTACCATAAGATATAGCAGAAACCAAGGTATCATTATAATATAGTCCAACATGTAAACTTGCTCCCACGAATCCAGATAAATGATTTGCATCAAAGAACTTTCTGCTTTCTTTTGGTGTTAGTTCAACGACAGTACATTTTCTAGCAAATATTCTATTAGTAATAAGACCTAATTTTGATTTGATAATGGATTTCCATATTTTATTCTTACTAGAATCATTCCATTCATTTTCAAATATATGCAAAAGTTGGTAACCTTTTAATTCACATAGTTCAGTTTTATCAAGATGATATCTACTATCTTTTCCTCCACTATACTCAGAATGATAATATAACCCATTAAATTCTATTCCAAGTTTCTTTTGTTCAATAAGTATATCTATTTCCTTACCATCAAGTATTGTTCTATCGCTTCTCTTAATAGTAAAACCTAATGATTGTACATACTCGAATACTTCTTGTTCTTTAAATGAGATTGAAGTTCCTAGTGTTAGATACTCATTTTGCATTCCATACTCTCTAAATATAGCATTAAGATAAGAATAACTTAAATTCAAGTGTTCTGCAATTTGGTGTCTATGTTTATATTGATTCGATGTAACAATACTATCAATGAATGATTTGAATCTTATATTATCTTTATTGATAAGTATTTCCAATAGTTCTTCAGAATACTTAGATTTCATCTTGTTAAATTTTGATCTAATAGCGACGTCATGATTAAACATACCATTATTAGTTCTAAGATTATTTCTACCAGATTCAGTTTTGTTATAATGGTCAACACCATACTTTTCAAGATTAGATTCTTTTATCTTGTCAACATTCTGAAAATGATTGGTATATTTGCCATCAGTTTGCCTAAGTACTGTAGCATTCCGCTTATCTAAATATTCTTCTGTTTTACTATAATGGTCAACACCATACTTTTCAATACATGTCTTTGATACAGTAGCATTATATGCTACTTTCTTTTCTTCTGACCATGGTAAACTCATAGTCTTTTTAGCAATATCAGTCTTTGACCAACTGTCAGTTCCAAATCTATCGATACACGTCTGTTTTCTTTTTTCTATTGTTTTATTAGATGATTTAGCGCATTTAGATGAACAGAATTCCAACCATCCTCCAAATGGAGTTCCATTGATAGTTTCTTTTCGTTTACCCTGAAATGATACTGCATTACCACATTCACATATCGGAATTCTACCCAGAATAATAGCAGCTGCCTTTTGATTTGGGGGTAGCTCTGAATAGTTTGGATATTCAAGTAAATCTTGTTCCAGATCAGTATCTGTAATTTTTTTTGTCCATGTATTATTTGCTGTTTTTCTGTATTCTATCAATCTCGTTTTCAAGTCATCCATAAGTATTTCCTTTAACAATAAAGCACCATTAGTATAATTATACACCATTCTTACCACAATGTAAATATATAAATAGTTCAAACATCGTAAGGAACTATCATGGCAATCTCTCTTATACCAGAAAATCTAAATCCGTTATCTCCTAATGGATTCCAATTTGTTATTCAGAAAATACCCGAAATGGTTTACTTTACTCAAGAAGTACCATTGCCTGGCATATCACTTCCTAGAATGGATATGGACACTCCATTCACTCAGATAAAACTTCCTAGTACTAAAATGGAATTCGAACCATTGACTATTAATTTTCTAGTTGATGAGAATATGGCAAACTATCTTGCTATCTTTAACTGGATTGCTGGATTAGGTCATCCTCAAGAATATGAACAGTACACTTCATTTCAAAATAGAAATCCAAAGTTTGTTATGTCTGATTCAGCAAGAAACTTTTCAGACGGTACTCTTGAGATTTTAGGTTCAAATAATACGGTGGTCCAAACAGTAAGATTTGTTGATTTGATTCCTACTAATCTTTCAGGATTAACTTTTGCTACAACTAATACGGACGTCACATATATAACTGCATCGGCTACATTTGAGTACACATACTTTATTTTTGAGTAAATTATTGGAGATATTATGACACTTGATGAAATCCAAGCAAATTGGGAAATTGACTGTGAAATCAATAACGACCACCTAGATACGGAATCTGTAAAAACTGCAAAACTTCATTCTAAATATATTAGACTACTAATTGACGCCAAACTTAGATTAAGTAAAATTAAAAATGATTTTGTTGTATTAAAGAAAACTAAATTTCGTTATTATCGTGGTGAATTATCTCGTCAAGAATTAATAGATTTAGGATGGGAACAATGGCAATATGCAAAACCATTAAAAAATGAAATGGAACAATTGCTAGAAGGTGATACTGAAATTGCTAATATGAAATTAAAAATAGAATATATTGATACTATGATTTATCTTTTAGAATCGATTCTAAAATCAATTTCTGATAGAACATGGTCAATTAAAAATTCTATTGGTTTCAAACAATTTCTAGCTGGTGCATAATGACAATTATTAAAGTCGAAAAATACAATGAAGCCTTTATTAGAATATTCTCTGACAGAGGAGTTGAACAGGAACTTTCAGAGTTTTTTAAATTTGCGGTTCCTGGAGCAAAGTACATGCCCAAATTTAAAGCCAAAATATGGGATGGATATTGCAGACTTTATAATACTCAAACAAAAACCCTATATGCTGGACTAATAAATTATGTAAAAGAATTTGCAGAAAGAAATGATTATGAATTACAAATTGATGACGGAATTACTTACGACAATGGAATAAAGCTAAATCATGTAGAAGATTTTGCTAAATTATTGAAACTTCATTCAAAGAATAAGCCAATAGAATTACGCGATTATCAATTCAATGCAATACATAAGGCATTGAATGAATGCAGAACATTACTAATAAGCCCTACTTCAAGTGGAAAATCAGCAATCATTTACACTCTAATAAGATGGTTCACTGCAAAGAATTTAAAGTGTCTAATAATCGTTCCTAATACGTCATTAGTAGAACAATTATACTCAGATTTTGTGGATTATTCTTCTCATAATGGTTGGTCAACTGAGAACAACTGTCAAAAATTATATTCAGGGCTGTCTAAGGATTTCAAAAAAAACGTACTATTAACAACATGGCAATCAACATTTAAATTGTCCAAAGAATGGTGTAATCAATTTGACGTAGTAATTTCAGATGAAGCACATTTAGCAAAGGCTACAAGTCAAACTTCAATGTTTGAAAAAATGACAGATGTAAAGTATAGAATTGGAACTACTGGTACAATAGACAATACACAAATTTCACAACTTCAATTAGAAGGAATACTTGGTCCAGTTCACCGAGTAATTACTACTAAAGAATTAATGGATTCAAACCGAGTAGTCAATCTTTCTATAAAATGTTTGTTGTTAAAATACCCTGAAGAAATTAGAAAGATTATGTGCTCTGCTAAATACCAAGCAGAAATGGACTATATTATTTCAAATGAAAAACGTAATAAATTCATAGTCAATTTAGCATTACAACAGTCAGGAAATACTCTAATACTTTTCCAATTTGTTGAGAAACACGGAAAAGTATTACAAAAAATGATTAATGAAAAAATAGACAACAATAGAAAAGTTTATTATATAAGTGGTGAAACTGCTACAGAAGAAAGAGAACTAATAAGACATACTGCTGAAAAAGAATCTAATGCTATTATTCTTGCAAGTTTTGGAACAATGTCTACTGGTGTAAATATGCCATCAATAGAAAATATTATCTTCTCTAGTCCTTCAAAATCAAAAATTAGAAATTTACAATCCATTGGTAGAGGACTAAGATTAAAAGAAGGAAAGAATAGTTGTAATCTGTATGACATTGCTGATAACTTTTCTTATAAATCAAAATCTAATCATACTTTAGGTCATTTAGCAGAAAGAATTAAGACTTATACAAATGAAGAATTTGATATGAAAATTATTAATATTAATCTTTAATTAGTATTGATAAAACCAGTTAATAGAATTATACATCACTTCTGGTCAAAAGTAAACATTATGAAATAATTATTTTTAATGAAAATGGTAACTTTAATATAAGTTAATGATATGTAATGGATTTATTCAGAACGGGTCAACCAGACAAGCTTTTTTAAAAATAAGACATATATTCCATCATCTTCAAGAAAATCATGAAAAACTAGTCCCTAAGTCAATGATTCTATTACTAGTAATTTCATGAAAAACACACGGTTCTGACTATCTTACGAAAATCATAATGTTTACAAATGTGTGTTTGCATTATATAATAAAGAATACAAAACTAATTGGAGTTATATCATGGCAGATTATATAGACAACAAAGCCTTCTATGAAGCTATTGTAGAAAGAAAACAACTATTAAAATTATCAGAGGAACAGGGTCTTCCTAAACCAGTCATTACTGAATACCTTGGTGAATGTATCTTACTAATCGCCTCAAAATTAGCAGCAAAAGGCAATTTTAATGGTTATTCATTCAAAGACGAAATGATTTCTGATGCTATTGAAAACTGCATACTATACTTTGATAAATTCGATCACGAAAAATATTCTAATCCATTTGCATACTTTACTCAAATAGTCTATTTTGCTTATCTTAGAAGAATTGCAAAAGAAAAACATCAATTTCTTCTTAAACACAAAATTATACAATCTGTTGGAAATAAAGTCTTAGATCTGCAGGGGCATGATGACGACGTAGAATTTGTGAATTCTTACAGAGAATTCTTACAACAATTTTCTAATGTTGAACAGCCAGAAGTATTAAAAAAAGATAAAGTATTAAAAGAGAAATTATTAAGCACTTCTACTCTTGATTCATTATACGGAGAATTAGTATGAAGATTGCATTCAATAGAACTGTTTGAATTCTGGATACCATTTTGATAAATTTCCTTTATCGTAGGTTTTTTTATTATGGATCATAGAAAGGAACGGAATTTTACCTCCAGTTCCGTTTTTCTTTCTAGTTTCTTTCTTTTTTAATTCTATTTCTTTCAGTTCTTGAGAAGATTTATTGTCTCGTTTATGTTGTTTCTTTATTTTAGTTTCTAGTTTTTGTTCTATCGTTCTAGAATTATAAGAATCTACTTGTTTTTGTAATGATGCTTGTTTTTCTTCTATAGACTTAGAATCCTTGGTAATTTTTTCTTTCAATTTTCTAGTTTGTTCTTGCTCAGGAGTTCTGGAGGCTATGCTTAGTTTCATCAACATATTTGATGCTAATAATTCCTCTTCCGATTTAGCGTTTCTAGTGGATATACGTTTTGATATAATAATATGTTTTTCTGCCTCTAATTTATTTGCCCAAGATGTCGATAATTTTGCTGCTGAATCTTTAGACATAGCACCCCCATCTAACCCATTTTCTGGTTTTTGATTAGCCCATTCTTTAGAATTAACTATATCATTTTCGACTGAGAAATGAAGAGCATAGTCCGAGATAGATGTATCATAATACAAATCTGATATCCAGATAGTTTCTACAAATCTTTTGCCATGCTTCTTGATATGTTTGGACCAATATTCGCCAGAACCATTATATTTGTATGGGTCTCTAGTAGTCTTGCCAAAATATTTCTTTTTGGTTATTGAATGTTGCTTAATATAAAGACGAGTTGGAATTATTGAGGTATAAATATTCATGCTGATACTCCTTGAAAGTTTTAGAATAGGTAGATATGTCTAGTATCGTGACCTATAACTATTTATAATAATTGAAATCTCTGCTATTTACTTTTAGATAACTCTATAGTATAATAAGTAAAGTAACATAAATCATAAAGGTGAATCCAATTAAAATCTGTATACTCGGCGATAGCCACCTCGGAATTCGTAATGCGAATCCTAAATTTATCTCGTATTTTGATAAATTTTATACTAACGTATTTATGCCATATCTAGCGGATAATGACATCAAAACTGTATTCCAACTAGGAGACCTTTTTGACAAGAGACGTTCTATAGATTTTCTTTCATTGGCCGAGAGTAAGAGGTTTTTATTCAAACCGTTGCAGGAAGCAGGAATTGCTTTCCATACCCTTCTCGGCAACCACGATTTGTATTACAGAGAATCCTTATCAATAAACTCAACGGGATTGTTGCTTGGTGAATTTGATAATGTTCATATGTATGACAAACCTACTAAGGTTATGTTTGATGATACGACCATTGATGTTATACCTTGGATATGTAAAGATAATGAGTTAGATACATTTGAGTTTATGCTTAATAGTAACTCAGATTTATGCTTTGGTCATTTTGAAATTCAAGGATTCTCAATGCAGAAAGGTATGGAATCTCACGATGGAATACGTACTAATATATTTGCAAAGTATGAAAAGGTATTATCTGGACACTTTCATACAAGGTCTGATAAAGATAATATTCTTTATGTTGGAACTCCATACGAAAACACCTATGCCGACTTGAACGACCAAAAGGGGTTCCATGTATTTGATACAGTAACTAGACAAATTGAATTCATCGAGAACCCATATACTATGTTCCTACGCCATGAATACAATGATGAATTGATAGACTATGGTAAGATTGATATTGAACAGTTTCGTCAAAAGTATATCAAAATCATAGTAGTAAAGAAAACTGACTTTTATAAATTTGACCAATTTATTAACAAGTTATATGACTCTAATATTCATGAACTAAAAATACTGGAAGACCTTTCAGATTTCTCTGAAGGAGATATTGATTCAGAATCCATCAATATAGAAAATACTCTTGATGTA